TCATAATTGGATATTCCACTTTAACCCTTTTAAAGGAGTGTGGTACGCTATTCCTAGAGACAGTTATCTAGAGTATTGGAAAAACGCTAATGATTCTAAGATATTAAAGAGTTCAGAGATTAACACTATTCTCGAGATATTACATAAAGTAAAAGGAGATGTGTCTAAGATAAAGAGCATGCTTAAATAAATGGATTTAACGCATTACATATCAGTTCCTACATGGGAAAATGGTGAGTGGACTACAACAGACTTTGCATCTAGAGATGATTGGAAAGCATTTGTAAGAAGCTTATTTAAAGATGCTGGTCCAGATGAGGGTTATCATTTTGATGAAACCTCTTACATGTTTAACGAACAAGCTAGAAGATTTCAAAAAGAAGGATATTACTGCAATGCTCCTGTGCGTACAAAAGATTATATCAAATATTGGAATGATCAGAAAGATAAATGTAGAACTGGTGTCATTTATAAAAATGGTAGCCACACTTGGTATCTTACACGTGACTATTATATGTGGTTAAACTTTCTTCCTATTTACGATAAGGAGGAATCTAGATTTGACTTTGCTAAAGTGAGAGATGCGCAGTATCATATGGCGTTATATGAATGTCTAGCAGAACTTGAATATAAGCATTGTCCTATTCTAAAGAAACGTCAGATAGCATCTTCTTATTTTCATGCAGGAAAATTAATTAACGCATATTGGTTTGAACAGGGAGCTATTCTAAAGATTGGTGCTAGTCTTAAAGACTACATCTCTGAAAAGGGTACGTGGAGAATGCTTAATGAGTATAAGAACTTTTTAAATGAGCATACAGCTTGGTATCGTCCTAATGATCCAGACAAGGTGTTAGCATGGCAACAGCGTATTAAGGTGAGAATGAATGGACGTGATACATATAGAGGATTGTTTTCTGTATTACAAGGAACATCATTTGAGAAAGATGCGACAGCTGGTGTCGGTGGTCCCGTAACGTATTTCTTTCATGAAGAGGCTGGTATCGCACCTAAGATGGATCAGACATATGAGTATATGCGTCCTGCTATGCAATCTGGTATGATTACAACAGGAGTGTTTATTGCTGCAGGATCTGTGGGTGATCTGGATCAGTGCGATCCATTAAAACAGTTTATCTTAAATCCAGATACATATGATATGTTAGCGGTGGAAACATCGCTTATGGATTCTAAAGGAACAATAGGTAAAAGTGGACTCTTTATTCCTGAGCAGTGGAGTATGCCTCCGTATATAGACCAGTATGGAAACTCTCAGATTAAAGAAGCGTTAGAAGCAATTAAGAAAGAACGCGAACGCTGGAAGAAAGAGCTTAACCCAGAGAACTATCAGTTACGTATATCCCAGAAACCTACAAATATTGAAGAAGCATTTGCTTTTAGGAAAGAGTCTAAGTTTCCTCAGCATTTAGTTTCTAAACAGTTACAGCGTATTGAGGATAAAGAATATGGGTATGAAATCTTAGATGTAAGTAGGGATGAGCATGGAAAGATTATAGCAAAAGAGACTAATAAGCTTCCCATATCTGAATTTCCAATATCTAAGAAGTCAGAGAATAAAGAAGGATCGATTGTAGTGTGGGAGCGACCTGTTGTAAATCCGCAGTTTGGAATGTATTATGCTTCGATAGACCCTGTAGGAGAAGGAAAGACAACTACCTCAGACTCGCTGTGTTCTATATTTATTTACAAGAATCCAGTGGAGGTGACAAGGGAGGATAACTTTGGAGAGCGTAAAACCTTTGTAGAACAGGATAGAATAGTAGCTAGCTGGTGCGGGAGATTTGACGATATTAATAAAACACACGAGCGTTTAGAGATAATGATTGAGTGGTATAATGCTTGGACAATAGTGGAGAATAACATCTCACTATTCATCCAATATATGATTTCTAGAAAGAAGCAGCGTTATCTTGTACCAAAAGATCAAATACTCTTTCTAAAAGACTTAGGATCAAATGCTAACGTATATCAAACATATGGATGGAAGAATACAGGTACACTATTTAAACAGCATCTCTTATCCTATGGTATTCAATACCTTACAGAAGAAATAGACCAAGAGGTTGATGAAGCTGGAAATATCACTAAGATTACTTATGGAGTGGAGCGTATTCCAGACATAATGCTTCTTAAGGAAATGCAGGCATACCATGAAGGTTTAAACGTAGACCGTTTAGTAGCATTCTGTGCACTTGTAGCGTTTGCGAAGGTACAACAGTCTAATAGAGGATACCAGAAGCGATTTGAAGCTAACACAAATTTGGAAAAGTCGCAAAAAAGTCATAAATTAAAATTGAGTCCCTTTAGACATTTAGGAGGTTCAGGACCAAGTAGTTCTAATATGTCTAAACCCCGCTCACCATTTAAAAATTTGAGATAGGATGTATACCTACGAAACCACTGCTACTATTCCTAGTGAGTATGTTTACGTATCATCAACCGGAGGCGTAATGTTTTACGTCGTAACTAATTCATAATCATGCAGATACTAAACGCGTTAGATTTAAAATCAGGGAAGAAAGCTGAGTATAATAAGCTGGGTACGATTACACAGCCTATTCAGTTTCTACCCCTATCTGCTAAGGATGACCAGTGGAGAGCGAATAATATGGATTGGTTAGAGTGGCAGGGGATAAAGCAGATTCGTCGTAATTCTCGTAAACTTCTGAAGAATTACAAGCTTGCTAAAGGAATTATTGACCGTACAGACTATATAGTTGAGGATGATAATGAATATGCAGATCTTATTGAAACCTTAACAAAGGAGGATCAGACAGCATTAGAGCTAAAATTCTACCCCATTATTCCTAACGTTATTAATTTGATGACTGGGGAATTTGCTAAGAGATCTGCAAAGGTGATGTTTAGAGCTGTAGATGACTACTCTTACAATGAGATGATGGAGCAAAAACGCGCTATGATTGAGAATGCGTTGCTTACAGAAGCTCAGCAGAAGATGGTTATTAAGATGGTTGAGATGGGTATGGACCCAGAATCAGAAGAAGCTCAGCAAGCACTAAATCCTGAAAGTCTTAAATCACTTCCCGAGATAGAATCGTTCTTTAAAAAAGACTATCGTTCCATGGTAGAAGAATGGGCTATGCACCAGACTAAAGTGGACGAAGAGCGATTCAAGATGTTTGAACTGGAGAATATGGCGTTCCGTGACATGCTCATTACGGATCGTGAGTTCTGGCATTTCCGTATGATGGAAGATGATTACGAAGTGGAGCTTTGGAATCCCTTACTTACTTTCTATCATAAGAGCTCTGATGTGCGTTATGTATCGCAAGGTCAGTGGGTTGGAAAGTTTGACATTCTCACTGTTGCTGACGTTATAGATAAATATGGTTATCTAATGACACAGGAGCAGTTGGAAAGTTTGGAAGCCATCTACCCAATACGCTCAGCGGGTCTTCCAATCCATGGGATGCAAAATGATGGATCTTTCTATGATGCAACACGTTCTCATGCTTGGAATACTGAAGGTCCTTCTCTTGCAATGCGTCAATATCTTTCTGCATATGAGAATATGCCATATAATGGGGATATTGTACAATGGATCTTATCTGAAGGTGAAGACTTCTTAGATTATGGTCCAAACTATATGCTTCGTGTAGCTTCTATCTACTGGAAATCTCAACGTAAGGTGGGTCATCTTACAAAGATTACAGAAGATGGAGAAGTTATTCAAGATATTGTAGATGAGACATTCAAGGTTCTTGAAAAACCTGTTTATAATACACGTGTAAGTACTAAGAAGACTAAAGAAAACTTAATCTTTGGTGAGCACGTAGACTGGATTTGGATTAATGAAGTGTGGGGAGGAGTGAAGATTGGACCTAATCGTCCTACATTCTGGGGGATGGAGAATCCTAGCGGATTTAGTCCCATCTATCTAAATGTAAACCGTCTTCCATTCCAGTTTAAAGGTGACAATTCACTTTATGGGTGCAAGCTTCCTGTAGAAGGAAGTGTGTTCTCAGATCGCAATACGCGATCAGTAAGTTTGGTAGATCTTATGAAACCCTACCAAATTGGATATAATATTGTAAATAATCAGATCGCTGATATATTAGTAGATGAACTAGGAACCGTAATCCTTCTGGACCAGAATGCTCTACCTCGTCACTCTATGGGAGAAGACTGGGGACGAAATAATCTGGCAAAGGCTTACGTAGCAATGAAGAACTTTCAGATGCTAGCTCTTGACACGTCCATCACTAATACAGAGAATGCTCTTAACTTCCAGCACTATCAAGTGTTGAATTTAGAGCAAACTCAGCGTCTCTTGTCAAGGATTCAGCTTGCTAACTATTTTAAAGTGCAAGCATTTGAATCTATTGGTGTTTCTGCTCAGCGTATGGGTACACCTGTAGCACAAGAGACTGCCACTGGAATACAGCAATCTGTAGCTGCATCTTATGCTCAAACTGAGCAGTATTTTACACAGCATTCAGACTATCTAATGCCACGTGTACACCAGATGCGTACAGATCTTGCACAGTATTATCAGTCTAGTAGACCTTCATTAAGATTACAATATCTTACAACTACTGAGGATAAAGTGAATTTCCAGATTAATGGAACAGATCTTTTACTTCGTGATCTTAAT